TGCACTGCCACTATGTTCAAATCTTTGCCATTGCGGAGTAACTGTAACTACATCTACTGTACCTACATCATCAACACCAATATTATAATTTTCATTAGTATTGCTTTTCATATAAATACTTGACACTCTTTGTGTTGTACCTGATACAAATTGTCTAATAATACTATAATCAGTTCCGCTTGTTCCTCCTCCTTTATCGAAAACAACCCTATCAGCAGTTAATGTTCCGTTAGGTGCTATACTATAATTAGAAGTAACAACAGGGTTACTACCTGTTCCATCACTTAATACAGTCCAAACTGCATTAGTTAAGTCCTCTGAATACTTTAATAAATTTGTACGTTGTGGCTCTAAAAGTAAACTTGGGCAGTTGCTATTATACCAATCTAATCTTGGTACATCTGTAAAAGTTTCTACTGTTTTAGTTTCTGTTGTACCCTCTGTTTTTATGTAATCAGATAAAGCACCCTCACTTAACATAGCACCCCAAACGTAATTTTTATCAGTACCATTGCCTGTATAATTTCTGTTCGCATAAGCACTACCATTCATTAAATATATTTGATTGTTTAATGTACCACTTGAAGCAGTGAAAGTAACAGAAACCCTATACCAATCATTTGCTAAAGTTTCTATATTTGTTTCATCAAAACTACCTGCAACGACCTGACCTGTTCCATTGTCTAAATCTACGTTAAACATAGAAGTTGTCGTAGAGCCACTCACTTGTATAGCGGTGTACCTTTTATCTCCTTTTTTTATATGAACAGAAAAAGTATAAACATCTGCACTTGTTGTATATGTATCGTATATAATTTTACCACCTGTTCCTGTACCCTCTACTATTGCATCAGCAGTATTAGTGCCATTAGGTGCAAGTGTATCATTTGCAGTAACAGAAATATCAGATTTTATCCAAGCTGAATTGTCAAATTCTTCACTTCTTATTTGCAAGTTAGTAATACTGCCCTCTGTTTTAGCTTCTTCTATTAAACCATCTTTGCGTACTCTTGTACCTATTGACTGTCTTGTAAAGTCAAAATCGCCACTTGCATCATTAGGCAAAATAGAATATACTTTACCGCTTTTGTATCCGCTTGGTATTAGTGCTAATTTAGGATTTGTCATTTTCTTTCCATTTATTATAACAAATAGCTATTGCTTGGTCTTTTTTATACTCCTTGCTTATTTCTGCAACACACCTCATCATAAAATCGCTTTGCTTCTCGTTCGCTTTTGGTTTTGGTATCGGCATCAATATAGTTTTTTAGTTTGTTTAAGTTTGTTTGTTTTACCTTATATCTCATAAAACCCACCCATTAAAAGTTGTATCTGTATCAGGCGAAATATCCTCGTTTGTATTGCTAGTATATTCAGGGAACAAATTATTGTTAAAACACAAATAATCTACTAAGCGTGTACTATAATAGTTTGCATATTCTCTAGCTTTAGATACTAAATAATCTACTTCGTTTTTGTCTACGTTTTGTGCAGTTTCTGAACTATGTTTTAGTACAGATTTGTTTGTAATCGTATACGCTGCAAATGGTATGTAATTCATTTGAGCAAACCAAATTAAACAAGGTTGTACATAAGTATTAACCAATGTTAAATAATCGCCTGTTAATGTACCTGCAATTATATCTGCGCTAATTTTGTTATATAAATCCGTTCCTAACAAATTCTGAATATCTATTTGCTGCGACACCTTTACAAATTGTAACATCTTGTCTACATCTACCGACCCATCAATGATGGAGTTTTTCTTAAGGTCTTTTGTACTTATAAATAATGCTGTTGCCATACTAATTTTTAAATCCTATTTTGTTCCAATATTCAGCAGTATAACCTTTATACTTCATATCTTTAGGTGCTACAGGTACTTTTTGTGCATTAGCTTCAGGTTTAAACCCTCTTTTTCTAGCTTCTGTTGTACTTATAGCTTCGCCTAAACTCTTTGCACCCTCTTTGCGTACATACGTTTTTCTTAGCCATTTATGGTTGCATCTTGCACCACCTTTGTAAAGCCATATAGAGTATGTATCACTTCCATCTCTACCAAAACCTGCATTTACAGGTACATTATCCATTGATTGTATATCTTCTTTTCTATATATCTTTCTTGCATTGTATAGTGTTCTACAGAAATCTCTAGTATTCTTTCTAACACCACCAGTATACTTGTATCTTACTTTAAATAATGCTTTATCATCTTCACTCTTTTTTGCCTTTGTAGATTTTACATCTTTTGCACTTGCAAGTTCTAACATAGAGTTTAACTTGTCATCATTATCATAATCTACTTCTTGTTCTGATATAATATCCCAAGTCTCTAAATCTTCATCTTCTCCTAGAGCAACTAATTGTTTAGCTAAATCTTTAGTCAAATGCTCATTGTTTCTATGAATCTTCATTTTATTCTTTTTAAGACTTAGTTTTTGACCTGTCTCTTCTTCTCTTGTTTCTTTATCTACAACATTATCTAATTCCATAAATTCTAAAGGCTGTAGTGTTTTAAAGTAAAGTTTAAGATTTATATCATTGTAAGCTAGAACCTTGTTTAAATGCTCTATAATTGTGTTCTGATAAGGTTTTATAACCATGTTATCCATTAATATAGATGCACTCTTAATTTCATCAGCATTGTTTCCAAGACCAGTTGTATTTTTAACCCCAAGTAACATTGGTGATACAACTCTATGTGCTACTAATATTTTTTCTTGTGATTCTGTAGATAAGAATTGGTATTGTTGATGTGCATCTGATAACTGAATTGGCTCTATACTAGCTTGTGAATCTGTATTATCATTAAATGATAGTATAAATCTTCCTGCATTACTAGAACCACTAAACTTTTGTGCTATTTTTTGTTCTATAATATGTCTTTCCTCTTCATTAGGTATTCCATTATTCATATTTATTATCATGCTAGGACTTAATCCATTCATAATATTATTCATATGGAAGTTGCTTATCTCAGCTTCTAGTTCAGCATACTGTAATCCACCTGTATAAGATGGAGGACTATAGTAATAATATCCTGCTTTATATGGTTTGATAAACAATATCTCTCTGCTTTCTTGAGACATACCAAATGCAGGTATTCTTACAGGTACACTAGAGTTTTTATATTTAGTCCAATCACTAAAATAGTAGTATGCTTGTATATCCCCATTCATTGTTTCTTTCTCTGCTCTTAATGTCTCAACAGGAATATGCTCTATTTGCACAATCTTAGATCTATCTTTATTGTATATCACTTGTAATGCTGCTCCACCCATCAAGTAGTAATCAAAAACTACCTTTCTCATGCAGTCCTTTTTTAGCAAACCTACCATTTGTGCATATTGCTCAGGTTTTTTATCAGAATCTGTAGCATCTAAGCCTTTTCCATTAATTAATTCTGAAATTGCAGTTATACATGCATGATTAGTGGGGGAACCATTGTACTGGTCTATTAGGTATTGATAATAGTTGTTATCCTCACCATACATTACAAAATCTTTCTTTGAATCCTCTATTATCTTAGGAGCTGTATAAGTTGCTAATTCTACAACTCTTATATCTCCATTAAACTTAGGTTTTCTATGCTGTCTACTCATATCTTATCCATTAAATACCTTATATGTATTATCTCTAACACTTGTTGTTTTATATTTTCCTTCTGTTAAATCATAGTATTCTTGTCCAAGTTGTGATATTGTTTGACTTGTTGAAAATACTCTGTCTTTGTAAATTGTTATCTCTGATCCTTCTCTAACAGTATCCCAGTTTGCTGTAACTGTATTCCAAATGTTTTGATCTAAATCATATGACCTACCTACACTTGTTTCTGCATCCTCCCATTGTATAGTAATTAAATTCCAAAAATTAACTACATCTTCCCAGTTAGAACCTTTGCTTTTTACAGTTAGTTCATAAAACTTGTTGTTTTCTAATGAAAAATCAGTATTTATACTAGCTTTATTGGTTATTCTACCAATTGCTACATTTTTTGTTTGTGAAATCTCAGTTTCCTCATCTTTTAATGTAACAGTTGCATTTAAAGTAAACCTTCTAGGAATAAAAGTAAATGTTTGTGCTCCTGTTGTAGGACTTAGGTATATCATATTAATATAATACTAAAACACATGTTTTTTATAAAGTGTAAAGTTTAGTAAAAAAAAACAGAGCCTAAGCCCTGTTTCTTCAAGAAAAATACACTACTTATTATGAAGTAGGAAAAGTATTAATTTGTGTTGATTCTGTTAATGCAGTAACAACTGATCCTGTTACAAATGGACAAGGATCTGTTTCTAGTGCTTCAAAAGTTAGATTAAAGCCATTAAAATCTCCCATGTTAGCACCTACAGTAAAGTTACCTGTTGTAAGTTCTGCTCCATTTACCTTTCCAACAAGTAGGAAATCTCCACTACCTGTTTCTCCATCATGTGCATTTGTAGTCTCAACAATAATATGTGGTCTACCAACTGCAAGTAATTTTAATTCCTCACTAGTAGCTCTATCATAATACTGTAATTGTAATGTTAAAGTTTGTGTATAGAAAGTAGTTCCATTTTCTCTTGATGATGTTACAACTGTATCTAAATTAGATGTCCCTCTAACATCATATTTGTAAAAACTTGGAGTACCACCAAAAGCTGAAACTAAACCTGAT